GTCCTCGGCATCGGTGCCGGTGCCCGTCGTGGCGTTATTCGTGACCGGGAGCAGGTATGGCACGCCGGCAATCGCCGTCGGCAGCGCGGCCATCGTGCCAGCCGCCACGGTCTGGGTTACGGCAACACCGTCCTCGTCATAAAGCGCGTACGCCGTCCCCCCAGGCTCAGTTGCCCCGTAGTACGTCAAGGTGATGGAGGATGCCCCAGGGTTGGCCACCATGCCATGACTGAGGCCAATCTTCTTGATTTCAGCCGTTGTGTCTTCATCGGCCTCACAGATGGCTGTCACGATCTCCGTGGCGCAGCCGGCGTACGTATTGCCCCGAGAGAGCACGTAGATCGTGGGGCTCGTTCTATTGATCGTCATTCCCTTCCCCTTAGGCAGGTGTGTGGCTCGTCGCGGCCCTCTTGACACCACAGATGTATGTTTGTATTTTGTTCTAGAGAGAAGCGGCAGGAACTTTCAAATGGGAATTCCGAAGGAGAAACCATGAACACCCCCATGAATCCCGCACCGCTGCCCCGCATGTTCGCCTATGGCCGCGCCTCGACGCTGCGGCAACAGATTACCCTCTCCGCCCAAGAGCACCTCTGTAAGTGCCATTTTGAGCGGGAAAACGCGGTCGAAAAGAAATACGACTGGGGAGGCTGGTACCCCGATGCCGCCGTGTCCGGCAAGCACCCCCTCTTTCAGCGGCCGATGGGAGAGAAACTTTTCCTGGAGGCCCGACAGGGGGATGTGATTATCGCCTCCAACTTCGACCGGTTCTTCCGGAGCGTGGCCGACGCGGACGACACGCTCAACACGTTTCGCCAGAAGGGGGTGGGCCTCGTGTTCCTCGATGTCCCCATCCCGACCAACACGGAGCTGGGCCACCTACTGTTGCTCATGATTGCCGCCGTCAAGCGGATGGAGGCCAACATCACGGCCGAACGGACATCCGAGGGGCTTCAAGAGAAGATACGACAGTGCCAACCCGTTGGGCGTTTCGCCCCAATCGGGTGGAAAAAACTGGGCGATCGCCGCGACAGCAAGTTCGTGCCTGATGACGAAGCGCGAGACAGGGCGCGGTGGATCGTGGACCTCAAGGACCAGAACCCTGAAATCGGGTTCCGGATGATTAGCCGGCTGTGGAAGAAGCGTCAACTCAAGCCTGACCTGCCCAACGACGAGCGGAACTGCGTGTACGCGCTGTCTCAGCAGTACGTGGCGGCCAAATGTTGCTTCCCGCTCGTGTACCGAAAGGACCTGCCGGGCATCACGGATCTATACTACTACGCGAAGAACCATGGCGGTCGACCACCTCGTCTTGAACCCGGCGCATTTCGCGAGGGTCGCTTGCACACTTTGCCGCCAATGGAACATCCTGTGACAATCGTTCTCGGACATAAGCATCACGCAAATTGTCGGCGAGCCGCTTCCGCTTAGGCGGGACCTCCCACCCGTTATGTTTCACGATGCCGTCTGCCGTGAGGTTTTTCGCGCGGCAGACGGCCGTGGCTTCATCCACCGTACTCACCCACGCGCGGGCGTCCGTGGGCCTCCCCAAGGCTCCCACATAGTACTTACCCTGCGTCGAGATGCCCGCCTTTCGCGCCTGCTGCAGATACTTGTCCCGCATCTTGGGCTTCATCTCGTTCATGACCTGGTGGCGCTCCACGTTGAACGTCCGGTCCGTGTATCGCGTCCCAGGGGCCTGCTGGCACGCGCACATGAGCGCGAAGCGAGGGCTCTGGCCGTTGGCCACCATCGTGTAATAGTGTTCCTGAACCCACACAGGGTACCTCAGAACCTCTCGCTCGATGCGTTCAAGCTCTTGGGTGGTAAGTTCCATCGTCAGTCCTTCTTTCCGATGTCGGGGTACTTGGCGTGCACCTTTCGGCGCACCTTCAACTTTTCAGCCAAGGTGCCATGCTGCGCCACCCTGGCCAGCGCATTACGCGCGTGCGAGCGGTCGTGAATCGGATAGGCTCTCTTCCCGGGCAACGCGAAGTTGCTGGTTTTGATTTTGTCTCGAGCACTAGCGGTCAGTTTCGCCATTGCTGCTCCCCTGTGAGGCGGCCCGCGCCTGAGCCCGCTTGGCCGCGAGCTGGGCCTCGTTCATCTTCCGTAATCCTTCCAGCTTGAGACGCTGCTCAGCCGTCATCATGGCCATCTCGGCCTTGCGCCGCAGCAGGTCCTGCTCCGCCTCATCCTCAGCCTGCCGCATCTCCTGGCGGTGCGCCTCCGCGTCCTGCCGCATCTCCTGTACATGCTCCTGCTGGTCCTGAACGAGGTCCATGTCATGTTCCTCCTGCTTCCGGTCGAGCTCCATCGCGGTCTTCTGTTGCTCAATGGCCAGCTGCTGCTGTTGCTGCTCCTGTTTCATGGCCAGCTCAGCCTGCTTGATTTGCATTTCCAGCTGCTTCATCTGCACGTCCATCTGGGCCTGCAGCTCTTCTGGGGATGGCTCCTCCTCGCCCTCATCCGGCAGCCGAAGCAGGAACGGCGAGGGATCGATGTCCAACGCGTCGGCCACCTGCGTGATGTACGCGTTCCATGGCTCCACCACGCCCTGCATGGCGAACTCCTGGACCGTGGGCATCATCACGTTGCCCAGCTCATTGAGCGCCCGCAGCCGCGTCTGCTTGTTCGGCTTGCGTGCCGTGCCGGCCCCCACGCGGTAATCGTAGTCCCGGATGATACGCTCGAAATCCTCCGTCTGAATCATCTGGCCGAACACGGCGGCCCCCAACTCGCCCAGCACCGGCGCGACGTCCTGCGGTTCGCACGCCCAGACGCAGGCCGCGAACTCATTAAGCGCCGTCTCGGACAGAAAATCCTCGACCCGTCCAGCCATGTCGTCCGGCCGGATATTCGTATTCTGCTCCTTGATGTCCGCCTCGGTGGCGGACCGCAACTGCTTGGTCGTCATGCCATACACTAAATCGGTCAGGCCTGTCCGCTTGTCAATCAGCTCCATGACCTCGGCCAGCATGTTCCAGATGTCAATCGAGAAGTTCGGGGCCTGGAGGAAGGAGATGACATCCTCGACCCTCCGGCCCGTCATCTCGCTAATCTCGAGCACCGTGTAGGGCGCCATGTTGTTCTGGATTTGGTTCTGAATCTCAATCCCGGCGGCCTTGGCCTGGCCCACGTACGTCGTGCACGCGGCCGCCGTCTTCTGCGCCAGAAACGACATGCACCAGTTGACGAACCGGAGCTCGCCCACGGCCGGCTTGATGATACTCACGGGCCACACGCATCGCGGCTTCTCGTAAAACGAGAGGAACGTGAACGGCCAGCCGCCGCTCGTCCAGAACGGAACGTCCCATTCGACGCGCCCAATGATGTCGTCCGGGGTCTCCTGTTTGAGCACATGCGTGGGCAAGTTGAGCGGATAAGGCACGCCCTCGCAGACCACAATCTTGCAAAAGTCCCCAAACATGCTGAAGTCCAGGTCCGACGAAAGCCGTTCCCCCTCCTCGGTCTTTCGGAGCTGGTCCCCAAACCCGTTCTTCGAGTAGATTTTGTAGTACTCAATCAGGTCGTAGGTCGTTCCCGACGATTTACGCTTGTTGACCTCGCGTTTGGACCCGTATGTCTCGCCCTGGGACTTGTTGCTCTGCAGGTGGCCCTTCAGTGAGCCTGGCGGCAGGTCGTAGGCCCGCTCCACCAGATTCACGGGATGGCAGCAGTACTGGGCAATGTACTGGATGTCCTCCCAGTACTCCGCGTCCGGATCGATCAGAATGTCGTCGATCGAGATGTGGCGGCTCAGCGGATACTTGATGTTGGAACCGCGCGGCTGGTACATGATGGTCTCGAAGACGCCCATGCCCTTAATCAGAGCCTCGGTGATAGACCGCCTTGCCTGTGTCTTCTTGTCCGCCTCGGTTTGCAGCCAGTTCAGGTAGTGCTCCGCCACCTGCGCCTTGAGGCCGCGCTGCATGCGGTCCTGCTCCTGGCGGCCCACCATCTGCTGGTAGACCTGCTGCGTCTGCGGATTCTGTGGATCGATACCGAGCGACTCCGGCGCGATGAACGGCGGATGGACAGGCGTCACATCGATGTCCGGGTTCTTGTGGTACAGCGCCGGACCGAATAGGGCCACCGCCTCGAAGATGCGGTTGACCTGCATCCGGAACTTCGGCAGCGCGACCCCCTTCTCAAGGAAACCCTTGACCGCCTGTTTCTCGTCGTCCCACATCCAGTTGTGGACGCCGTCGTAGAACTTCATGCCCTCGACGGCGTACTGCCCAAACTTGTCCCACTTACGCTTCTTGGCCAGCTTGAGCTGCCGGAGCCACTGTTGGCACAGCGGGGCCAGAATGTGATTCTGGTTCGTCGTTATGTCCGTTGTCGGCATCGATCATCCCATCCTTACCCGTTGTTAATCGTCTCCGGCGTGGTGGGGAGCTTGGACTCCTGGCCCAGCCGGGCGGCGATGGCTTCTTTCAGTTCCACCTTCTTTTGCGTGGGGTTGATACCCAGTCGCTGGGCTTGGCGCTGCAGCTCCCGATACTCTTGCAGGTTGGCCCGCGCGGCTGGATTACCGGGTCCCTTCTTTGGCGTCGCCGGCGCCGACACGGGCTCCGCCTTCTCCAGTGCCGTAAGCCTCTTCTCCACCTCCTCGCGGAACGAGATGAATTCCTTATGCTGCTCCGTGAAGTCCCAGGCACCGTTCTCGCGCTGGTCGCTGTTGAGCTCAAGCTTCGGGTCCGCCAGGTGCCGCACGGCGTCCATCCGCCGTCCCGAGGCCAGGTACAGCTGGGTCGTGCGAGCACCGCAATGAAGGACATAAGCCACCATGGGCATGGCGCTGCGCCGGCCCATTGGATACCACAGTACGGCCGTTCCCACGGGCACGTTCGGCATTGAAAAATCGACAATTCGGTCTTGCAGGTCTGGATCCATTAGGACGCACCTCTCGGGGCTAGGGTAATCGCGCCACCCTCGGCTCCCGTGGAGCGGGCGCGGCGCTGTTGCTCTCGGTGAGCGCGGGACTCCAGGATTTGACGAACCCAGGAGTTGTGTTTCCGCGACACCTTGGGTGGGGTGAATGCGAGGCCATTAGCCGACGCGTATTCCGCCGTCTCGACCAGGTGGCACGCGCCGTTGCGGTTCGCGGAGTCCAGGGTAACGACCCCGCTCCCCATGCGCTGTTGCTTTTTCTTGAACCGCGACATCTCGTTCACGAAGTTCGGGCATTTCCTCACGTCGACGTAGAACATGGGGGTCCCGTCCTCGCGGATCTGCAGCCACCGCCGCAATGATTCTTCACGGCCCTGAATATCGTCCGATCCGTTAATGAAGTGGCTGCCGGTCCGGTTGCAGGCGATGCCTCGTTTGGCTAATGCCATTTCATACTGGCGCTGCGGCCGGATGCCGCTTCCAAAATCCGTCAACCGACCGCCATGGGCGTCGATAATGAACCGCTCGAACTGGCGAGCGGACGTTTTTTTCTTGATTTCATCCGCCAGCTTGTCCGCCGTGCATTGATGAATATACAGCTCGTCGTAGGCGATGTGAAAGTCGCCCAGCGCCGGAGGCGGCGTCGTCACGAACAGCACCGCCGCGATCGTATGCCCTGGGTCCACGATCAGGTCGCAGCACCAGGTGGCCGGCGGTACGTAACCGGCCTCGCGCCAGAGCTTCTGGGGAATCGCTTCCGACTCGCGGTCGTCCGTCACGATGTTGTGAGTCCACTTGCTGAACGTGGGGTACATCATGACGCTGTCGAGCACCAGCTCGCCGTACGCACGCTTCCGGACCACATCCTCGCCCTGGGCCGCCCAGATTCGCAGGTTGGCGTCTCGCGACTCCTTGGGGTAGTACGGGTTGTCGAACATCGTGGCCCGCAGACAGATGGTCGTCGGCCGTTCCATGTTCTGCTGGTCCTCGGCCCGCTGCATCATGTTGAGAATGTCGTCGTTCTTGCTGTGAGGCAGGGCCGTCCAGCGAATGAACCCCTTCGTCATAGCCACACGGCCGATGGCCTCCTCGTACCACCCCACGGTCGCCGTGTCCTCGTCGATGTGGTAGAGGTTCACGTCAAACCCTTGGGCCTGGGATGGGTCGCCCGCGCTGTTGAGCGCGTAAATCTCCCACCCCGTCGTCATCTGCACGCGACTGAACACCCGGTCGCTGCGGCGGTCCCAGGCGAAGTCCTCAATGAACCGTGGCGGAATCAGGGCCGGCGCATCCTCCGCCTCGTTAGCGCGAGACGCGTCACCGCCCTCACTGTCAGGCCAGGGCCGGAAGGTCCGCCACTTGCCGGTATCGATATCGCGGATGATTTTGAATCCGCCAGGACGGAACAGGAACTTGTGAATGACGCGACCGATATGCTTCTCGCCGAACCCCAGACAGACGCAGATCCCGTTCTTCTTCGGGTACTTGTCGTACGGGTCCTGGGCGGTGACCGCGCGTGCGTCCTCCACAAACCCCATTAAACTTCCACCGGCGCGATTTGCCTTCGCGCACAGCACCTCCTTGTTTGTGGCTTTGTGGTAGGCCTCCTGGAACGGCAGCGGCTCATATAAGCGCAGCGCTTCCGCGTCGCGATTAGCCGCCTCCTTTGCCATCTTGAGGAACTCGCGTTTCTCATGCTCCGTCGCGTCCATCATATCCATGATGGAGGACTTGGCGACATCGGTTTTAAGAAGCCTTCTCAGACGCTCGGTCGTCATCGGCCTGGTGGTCCTCGATTCTGTAGATACGTCGTGCGTGCTCGTCGAGCTTGATCTTGAGGTCCTCGTCTGACATCAACTCAAGCGGAATCTGTGCATTTCCGGCCTCCGAGACCTTCATGCCGATCCGCATAATCATTTCCAGCATCTTCGTGCGGGTCGTGCCACCTGGCTTCGCCTCGAGGTATTGGGCCATGAAGTGCGCGGCATAGCCGCCAGCGCCTTCGTACACGTCCATGAGGCGCTGGTAGATTTCCGCCATGTGCGGCACGTCGGATCCGCCCCGCGCCATGTTCTCCAGCAGCTTGAACGACGCGTCGTCGATCATCTGGAGCCTCTTGTCGCGCCGGCGCTTTTGGCGCTCGTCCTCCTCGTCCTGTCGGCAGACCTTGCAGATGGTCGCGAACCCGTCTTTCTTGGATGCGTCCTCGCCAAAATACTGGGTCGTGGCGGGGTAGTCCACCTTGCAATGGCGACACCGCTTCAAGCCGCTCGGCTTTCTATCCGGAATGAGCATCGTATCCTCCGGGAAGTTTGACGAGGTTGGAGGCATCCACCAGCCGCTCATGGCGGTCATGCGGATTCAGGATGGCCTCTCGAAAGCAGTCGGCCACGTCATCCGCCTCGTAGACCTGCGGCCGGCCAGATACGCACCACGGCTTCCAGTGGCCAGCGGGTGAATCCCAGTTACAGTACATAGGGTTGTAGCCGAGCTTGAAAATCCCGGCCAACGAAATGTCCCTGGTGTTGACCACATCCTCGGTGGATGCCTTGATGTGCGCCCGGTTGTCTTGCCACTCGTAATCGAACCAGCCATGCCGGCTGTGTCGCATGGCATCTTCGACCGTGAATTCGCGGCGATACAGCTTCTCGTACACCTCGCGCTGCGTGTGGCGACTCGGCTCAATCAGCTCTAGCGCCCTGGCATCATACATAATCAGTCCAGTTGGCAGCGCCGCCACCGGCTGAATGCCTCGCATCTTGCTGGCCTCCGCCCGGCTGTACTGTTCCAGCTTAAAGGCCGGCTTGGTCTCCTTGTCGCCAAAGGAGGTCCACTGGAACACATACACGTTCTCGCCATTCTCGCCGGGCGGGCCGCAGTATGGCGCCCCGATCACGCACGGCCCCTTCTGGTAATGGTCGTACAGAAAATCAAACGACGACTCGAAAAACTCCTTCCACTCCGGGTCTCGCACGTGACGTAAGGGGTTCATGTCGCTGTCGCACATAACCAGCACGTCGACCTTGTACCGTCGTGCCACGACAACCGCCTGGTTGCGGCACATGGTGATGGGCGTGTCGGAAATACTGTGCTCGAAGATGGGGTCCTCGATGCGGGAGTCCGCCTTTACCTTGGAAATGATTTGACACATCCACTTCCGGATATCCGGCACCTCGGATGAGCTGGCGCCATTGCCTCCATACGGGAAAAAGAAAAAGCCGACGCGAAGTTTCATAGGGGTTGGCATGTGGGTCCTTTCGTTACATAAGTTCTGGGGCTCGCCCCTTTACCTGGCGATACGTCCGCCCGCAGTAAAGGCACTTCTGGGTCTTGATATCAAACCGGTGACGGCACTCGCCGTCCGGCTGCGGCACGCCGATGTGCGCCGCCACCTCTTGTGGCACCGCATGACGGACGTGGCGAGCTCGCTCAGCCGCCCCTCCCTCCAAGGCCGCGTCCCGGTGAAAGGTCTTTTCTACGCGATGGGCAGGAAGTTCTTCGATACACTGAGCAAGCTCGTGACACCCGTCTTGAAACGTCCCCAACGCCACGCCCTGGGCCGGGCTGCAGTTGCCTCGCCGGGCCGAAATCGCCCATCCGGCCATCGTTTCCAGTTCGCGTCGCGTTGGCGGTATAGTCATGTGTCCTCCAGTAAAAACGGCGACGGGCCACCCAGACCCGCCGCCGCACCCCTCGTCTCCCCATCACGTTTCGGCAGCGTGACAGACCCAACCACAGCTGTCCAGGGGAGACCTTACATCATATGAAGTTTATGCAAGCGATGATCGGGACGTCCGCCTGGCTAAAAGTCTGGCCGCTCGTAAGCGACGTACAGGCCTTGCCCACCAGCATTCCCGCCTCATCGCAGGTATGCCCCACGACACCGCCGGCCGTGGAGTTTCCGCTCGTTGCGGCCCCCGTCCCAGCTGCTAAGGCATCGCCGTAGTCAAAGTTTCCAGCAGCCGCTTCCGTGGCCTGCGGCTTGACCGTGCATGGCCCACTAATGACGCCCCAGAAGATGTCATCGTCGGCCACGCCGTTGGTCTCGATGAACTCGTCG